GCTTTGGAGTCTGCGCTAATCAGTTCTAAGGCAAAGAATGTAACAGCGGTCAAGGCACTTATCAAGGATCTTGACAAGGCAGAGCTTCAGGATGACGGAAGCATAAAAGGACTTTACGAGCAGATAAAAGAGCTAAAGAAGTCGGATGGGTATTTGTTCGAGGAGAACACGGTGGCAAAGCCAAGTTTTAAAGGATTCCAGCCGGGAGTTGCAAAGAAAGAGACCGGGTCAGGTCGTGTAGACATGTCAAAAATGTCCTATGAAGAGTTGGCTAACTACATTGAAAACAATCCGGATATAGGGAACTAAGAAAGTAGAGGTAAACAATAATGGCAAAATTTGATGCAAAGAGTTTTAATGACAGAGCATTTGGTGCGTATATGTCCGCGATACCAAATGTAAAGCTTAATAAGTTAAGGGAGTCTATGGCGGTGGTATCCGATCCAAGGCTTGCAGAAGCTTTTAAGAACCAGTCTCAGACAGGTAGTGTTTATGCTATTCTGCCTTATTTTGGCAGATTAGGAGGCAAGGCGCAGAACTATGACGGGCAGACAAACCTAAACCCTGAAAGAACAACGACTTATGAACAGGGCGTGTTTGCATATGGAAGAATGATGGGATGGACGGAGGCCGACTTCAGTTATGATGTGACCGGTGGTGTTGACTTTATGGCCAATGTTAGGGCGCAGATTATGGATTACTGGAATGAGGTAGATCAGGAGGTCCTACTGTCTATTCTAAAGGGTGTATTCGGTATGAGTGCTACAGGTACAGGCGCTATAAAGACTGCTAACAAGGCTTTTGTAGACGAGCATACACTGGATATTTCAGCATCCACAGAGAATAAAAAGACCGACGAGAGCATGATAATGGGCGTTACAACCCTTAACAGCGCTATTCAGAAGGCTTGTGGAGATAATAAGCAGAAGTTTAGCCTGGTAATTTGCCACTCAAGTGTATCTACGAACCTGGAGAATCTTAAGCTTTTAGCATATCTCAAGTATACAGACAGCGAGGGTGTGGAAAGAGATCTAAGTATGGGTACTTGGAACGGAAGACTTGTGCTTGTGGATGATTCTATGCCTGTAGAGGTAAAGAATGTCGGAGCTACAGGAGGAGATGTGTCTATTTATACCACATATGTGCTTGGAGAGGGTGCAATAGGCTTTGAGGATGTAGGTGCAAAGGTTCCTTACGAGATGGTAAGAGACGCAAAGACCAACGGTGGTGAGGATACTCTTATTTCAAGAAAGAGGAATGCTGTGAGCGTTGCAGGTATCTCATACCTTAAGGCAAATCAGGCGACAAACAGTCCTACTAACGCCGAGCTTGAGAACGGCTTAAACTGGTCACTTGTTCAGAGCGATAATAAGACAATCCCTCATAAGGCTATTCCGATAGCAAGAATTATCTCAAGGGGGTAATATGCTTGAAAGGATAAAAGAGAGATTGCGGTCCATAGGATATGCGGTAAAAGATAGCGATGATATTGCTATCAATTTTGCTATGCAAAAGGTTGAAAACACTATAAAGAACGATTGCAATATCTCTGCTATCCCTGATGGGCTTATGCATATTGCAATTGATATGGTCGTTGGTGAGTTTCTTATATCGAAAAAGACATTTGCTCCTAACGACCTTTTAAATTTCAATCTTGATTCAGCTATTAAGCAGATACAAGAAGGCGATACAAATATATCTTTTGCAGTAGGCGAAGGAAGTAAGACTGATGAACAAAGACTTGATAGCTTTATTGACTATCTTTTGAATTACGGCAGAGATGAATTTATCGCTTACAGGAGATTCAGATGGTAGATGCATGGAAACAGGCAAGAAAAGCAGTAGAAAGCAGATATAAAGGACTTTGCGACATACTGGAAAAAAGAAAGGTAAAAGATGAGGTTACTAAGGCTACTGTATTGAAAGATATAACGGTCTTAAGCAATCAACCTTGCAGGTTGTCATACAGTAGCTCCGGCACAGCGAATCAGACTGATACAGTGTCAAATATAGAACAGATTATTAAGTTGTTCATTGCTCCTGAGATTAAAATTGCTCCGGGATCTAAGCTTAGGATAACTCAAAATGGAGTAACTACCGACTATATATCCGGTGGGGTTCCCTCCGTATATGAAACACACCAAGAGATATCCTTGGAACTTGAAAAGGAGAATGCTTAATGGCGAGTTGGGGAAGAGCGGACTTTGAGGCTTTTAGAAACATTCAGGAAAAGATACAGAGCCTTAAAGATATTGATATGAATGCTTTTTGTATTGAATGTAGCAAGGAAATCGCGGCAAGACTTTTAAGTTTGGTTGTGAGAAGAACTCCTGTAGGCAAGTATCCTTCAGGGAGTGGAAAAGTTGGCGGTACTCTAAGAAGAGGCTGGGGTGCGGTAGCAGATATAAACGTTGTTAAAGAAGGTGATATATATACGGTAACTATTATAAATCCGGTTGAATATGCTTCCTATGTTGAATTTGGCCATAGAACCGGAAACGGCGGATATGTGGAACCACAACTTATGCTCACTATATCTGAAGAAAAGCTAAAGAGTGCAATACCTAAGCTGCTGGAAAGAAAAGTAAAGAAAAAACTTATGGAGGCATTAAGTGGCGGAAATTAACTTATCTTTGGTATTGGATGCTATCACAGTTGTGCTTGACAGCGTGTCGCCCGAATCAAGCATATACATAGATAAGGTTGAGCAAGGGCTAAATGATGGTGATTTTTTAGTAAGGCTTATCAATACCGACTATTTAAAAAGAGGAACAGGAGAGCTAAACAGAGTCGTTTCGTCATTTGATATTATATATTTTCCAAAGAATGGGAATAAAGATTGTATTTGTATGGGTGATAAGCTTTCGGAATCGCTTTCTATGATTAAGCTTTCAACTGAGGATATAATACGAGCCGTAGAGAAGTCTTTTGAAATTGTAGACAGTATTTTGCATTTTAGAGTTTCATATAACTACAACACAATTAAGTATCAAAATGCTGATAACATGGGGCGAATATCTTTGAACAGAGGTAATTAAGTTGGGAAAAGAAAAGATTGATTTAACTAAACACACAAAAGAGGCTATTAAAGCATCTTCAAGATACTTGGGGCATGGAGATGTACTTGATGTAATCCTTGACGATGATACAGCTTACACAATAGGTGAAGTTGACGGCCTTATTGATGAATTTTTGAAAAGAGAGGTGGAATAATGGCATTAGGTGGTGGTATTTGGACAAGGCAGGATAAAGTATTGCCTGGAGCTTATACAGTGTTTTCAAATGCTAAAAAGGCAAGTGCCGCACTTTCAAGTAGAGGCATTGTGGCATTGCCGACAGCTCTTGACTTTGGCGAAGCAGGAAAGGTTTTTGAAGTAAGCAGAGAAGACTTTATGACAAAGTCGAAGGAACTCTTCGGCTACAGAATAGATGACGATCACATGCGTAATCTTAGAGAGGTTTTCTTGCACGCAACTAAGGTACTCGTATATAGGCTTGTATCGGCTGATGCAACGGCCGCAAGTAATACACTTGCTACGGCTAAGTATGTAGGTAAAAGAGGTAATGATATTAAGATAGTAGTAGGTGCAAATGTTGATAAGCCAAGCGCCTTTGATGTGAGCACATATCTTGATAATGTTTTAGTGGATACTCAGACTGTCGATAATATGGCAGGGCTAAAGGATAATGCGTATGTAACTTTTAAAAGTTCCGCTACATTATCTGTTACAGCCGGAATGCTACTTAGTGGGGGTACTAACGGTAGCAATCTTACAGGAGAGATATATACAAAGGCATTAGCGAGTTTCGAGGCATATGCATTTAACATTTTATGCTGTCCTGTTATTGACAGCACCATAACAAAGTTGTTTGTGGCATATACTAAGCGACTTAGGGATGAAGTCGGGTCAAAGTTCCAAACAGTTGTGTATAAGTCTGATAGTGATTATGAAGGAATTATATCTATAAACAATGATGTAGTTGGAACGGATAAAAATTCTTTGGTGTATTGGGTATCAGGAGCAGAGGCAGGATGTGAAGTAAATAAGAGTCTGACAAATGCCTTGTATGACGGAGAATATGAGGTTATCACGGATTATAAGCAGTCACAGCTTGAGACAGCTATTGAGCAGGGTAAGTTCACTCTGCACAATGTAAACGGCGATGTGAGGGTTCTTGAAGATATCAATTCATTTGTGTCATTTAAGGTTGATAAAGATTCTATGTTCAGCTCGAATCAGACTATCAGGGTAATAGATCAGATAGCAAATGATATAGCTGCATTATTCAATACAAGATATTTAGGTGTAGTACCTAATGATAATGCAGGGCGAATCAGTCTTTGGAATGATATTTGTAAGATACATCAGGAACTTGAAAAGCTTCGTGCTATAGAAAGCTTTGATACCAAGTCGGTTGAGGTGGTTCAAGGCGATGATAAGAAGTCTGTTCTTTGTACCATAAACGGAATAGATATTATAAATGCTATGACGAAGCTTTATTTGAATGTAATCATAGCATAGAAAGGAAATACAGATGAACGATTCAATTATGAATGCTTTGGATGCCTTGGCAGGAGCACAGGCCAGCGCGTACGTAACGCTTGCAGACGGTAAAAGATATAATTTTATGCAGCTATATTCTTTTGAGGCAAGCATGAAGATAAATCTGGTAGAGGTGCCTATTCTTGGAAAGACGGGCAAGGGAAATAAGCCTAGCGGATGGACGGGAGAATGGAAAGGAACAGCACATTTCAATCAGTCGGTACTTAGGGCTATGTGGCTTGAGTATAAGAACTCCGGAAGACTTCCAAGCTTTGATATACAGGTTACAAACGAGGATCCGACAGCTTCAGTAGGAAGACAGACTATTGTACTTAAAGGATGTCTCAGTAAGGGAGGAATACTTACAAAGTTTGATGCGGATTCAGAGACACTTGATGAGGATATTGAAGGAACATTTGATGACTGGGAAATGCCTGAAAGCTTCTCATTGCTTAAGGGAATGCAGTAAAAGGAGATTAGAACATGAGTAGAGATTTAAGTGCTTTTTTATCACAGAATGTAAAAAGGGTTGAGAATACGCTCTACCCTGCGACAAACAGAATTGTAGATGAGAACGGCAAACCGATTCCTTGGGAGATTTGCTGTATTACAGCGACGGAGAATGCAAGAATAAGAAAAGGCTGCATGACAATGGTTGCGGTAGCAGGCAAGAAAGGGCAGTATACGCAGGAGTTTAACTCACAGCTATATCTTGCAAGATTGTGTGTAAGAACTACAGTATATCCTGATTTGCAGGATAAGGAGCTGCAAGACAGCTATGGCGTTATGAGCGCCGAGGAGCTTATATCAACTATGCTTACTCCGGGAGAATTTGAGGACTATGCAACAGCAGTTATGAAAGCAAACGGCTTTGACGATGAAGAAAATTTGGTTGAAGAAGCAAAAAACTAATTAACGGCGGTGATCCTGAAGCCAATTACGCTTACTACTGTCTGCATAAATTCCACTGGAAACCTACGGAATTTATAGAGATGTCGGAAGAAGAAATGGCTTTTGTGATTGCCGCCATTGATATTAAAGCTCAGAATGACAAGAAACATGCGGATGAGCTGAAAAGCAAAATCAGGAGATAGGAGGCTGAATAATGGCTACAATACAATCACAGCTTGTACTGACAGACGGTATGTCAAGTGTGCTAAGGAGAATGAATTCAGCCTTACTCACTTGTATTGACAGCTTTGAACAAATGCAATCCACATCATCAAATCAAATTGATACGACGGTATTAAGAGAGACAAGAGCAAGTCTTACAGAGCTTAACGGTGAGCTTAATACATCTGTAGAAAGCCAAGAAAGGGTTAGGGAGTCATCAAATCAGACAGACGCGATACTCAAGAAATTAAGGGAAAGCTTTTTAAAACTTGCGACTGCGGCAGGTATTGCGTTTTCAGTTAAGGGTGCTATAGAATTGGCCGATACATATACTCAAACACAGGCAAGATTAAATCTTATAACAGGTGACTTAGAGAAAACAAAGAACTTGCAGGACGCTATAGCCGCATCGGCTAATCGCTCAAGAGCGGCATATCAATCCACAGCAGATGCGGTATCTAAGATGGGTTTGATGGCTAAAGATGCATTCAGTGTTGCAGATGAGAGCGGACATAAGATGCTTAATACAAATGAGCTGGTAGCCTTTACGGAGCTTTTGAATAAGCAGTTTATTATAGCCGGTACATCGGCGCAAGGAATGGAAGCTACTATGACTCAGCTTACACAGGCTATGGCTTCAGGAGTACTAAGAGGTGATGAGTTAAACTCTGTATTTGAACAGGCACCGACCATTATTGAGACTATTGCAAATCACTTAGGTGTTGAGATGGGGCAGGTTAGGCAGTTGGCACAAGAAGGAAAGATAACTGCGAGTGTAGTAAAAGAAGCTATGCTTTCATCCGCAGATGAGATAGATGCAAAGTTTAATTCAATGCCTTATACATATTCACAGGTTGCAACAATGATTCAGAATATACTGTTTAATGCCTTTGAACCTGCAATACAGATGATAGGTAGCGGTGCACAGTGGATAGTAGATAATTGGGATGATATAGAGCCGATACTCGTAGGAATTGCAGGGGGCATAGCAATAGCAACCGTTGCTTGGGGTGCTTGGACAGCAGCTATGTGGTTAGCTGATGCGGCAAATAGAGCTACAATTGCAGGTATGCTGGCTAACCCGTTTCTATGGATTGCAGTTGCACTTGGTGTACTTATCACTGTGATTTACAGATTCATTCAATCTGTCGGAGGAATGAAGAATGCATGGACTCTTGCACAAATGGCTATGGGAGTAGGTATCGCATGGTTAAGAGTTGCGTTCATGACCGGTATATACGGAATCATAGATATGGCAGGGAAACTTTCATTATGCTGGCAAAAGACAGGAGTTGCGGTGTCGAACTTTATAGGGCAGATGAAGGCGAATGTACTTGCAGGCATCCAAAACATGGTTAACAGTGCTATCAGTTTGATAAACGGGTTTATCAATGCCTTGAATAAGATACCGGGGGTAAGCCTTCAGGCAATATCACAAGTTACATTTGCAAGTACCGCACAAGCACAGTTCAATGCGGAAAAGACTGCCAGAGAGCAGGGACTTGCCGATGCCGAAGTTCATGAGGACGCATCAAGAAGGGCAAGAGCATGGGAACTTTTGCAGATGAAAGGCGACCTAAACAGTAAAATGGCAGACCTTAAGGGTAAGTATACCGAATTTAAGGCAGATGCAATTGCAATGAAAAATGGAGACGGTATAGATTCTTTATGACCCTTTGATACAGGAGCGTTTGACAAAGGTGCAGGAGCAGGAGTTGCAGACAACATAGGAAAGACTGCGGGTAACACTGCGGCTGCGGCAGGAGCACTTGCAGAGACTAAGGAAAACCTTGAATACTTAAGAGATATAGCAGAGCAGGAAGCTATAAACAGGTTCACCACTGCCGAGATAAAGATTGATTACTCAGGAATGACAAACCAGATAAGTTCAAATATGGACTTGGATAATGTGTTGGATACGCTGACTGTTAAATTTGTTGAGGCGGTACAGATGGGAGCGGAGGGGGTACATAGTTAATGTATAGATTCTATTTGGCAAATATGCTGTTACCTGTCACACCCTCAAAATTAAGTGTAAAGACTAAAAATATGAATAAGACTGTAACTCTTATAAATGAGGGTGAGGTCAACATTATGAAAACAAAGGGTTTGAGGGAGTTCAGTTTTGAGCTCCTTTTACCTTTTGACAGATATTCCTTTACAACCATGAACAGGCCGAAGAAACAAAAAAGCTATTTGGATAAATTAAATAGACTCAAAATAAATAAGAAACCGTTTCAGTTCATAGTAAAGCGGCCAAAAGGGTTTAAGACAAATATAAAGGTTACCTTAGAGGACCTTAGTATCACGGAGGATGCAAAGGAAGGCAGGGATATAAAGGTGAGTATCACCCTAAAGGAGTATAGGCATTACGGGACTAAGAAGGTTGTGTTTGTTCAACCGACAGCCACAGTAGGAGAGCAGCCTAAGCAGGAAGAGAAAAAAGAAGAAGCCAAAGTGGCGGAGAATAGAGACTCATCTACCGCTCAAAAGCCTAAGACTCACGTAGTAAAGAGGGGTGATACTCTTTGGGGACTTGCTAAGAAATATTAT